TTGGACATTTATTTTCCTAACCATATCCACACATGGTTAATAACACACCAGTTATGAACCAAAATGCAGTGAATTTTGCGATATCATCTATCATTATAACACCTTCTTTTCTGTTGTTCTGTCTTAAGTAGATTAACAGACCCCATACAAAAAAGCAAATCCCCCTAAAAAATAGGGGGACTTGATTTAATTAACGTTGTTATAATCTCTATATTGATGAACAATGATTTGCTCTGGAGCTGATGCTGGCTTACTTTTCTTTATTGCCTCTTTTATTTTCTTAATTATCTTTTTTAAGATATCAGCTACATCACCAAATAGAATTTCTAAAATGTTGATTTCGTTTTTCAAGGGTTCTCCTGAATAGTTTAATTGAGCCTGTGATTAGTCTTCTTCGTCTTTACAACAATCACCACCACAGCAGATGAAATCCTCTTCAAGTTCTTGACAGGTTTCGTTATTACACTCTTCTGAGTTTTCACATTCGTCTGGATTTTTACATTTGTCTGAGCTAATCATTATTCTGATTCCTCTGACTCTTCCTCTTCCTCTTCTTCTTCTACAACTTCAGCAACTTCCTCAACCTCCTCTTCCCTTAATCCTAAGTTGTTTTTATCTTTTTCATTTTCAAAGTCCCAACCACCTACTGAACCAAATGTTCCTTTTTCTTTAATAAATAAATAAGCTGTGTCATCTTTAAAAGCGATTCTAATTCCTTCACCCCACTTATCAATGATAAGCCATTCCTTTCCATGTTCAAGGGCAAAGTCATTTATTTTATTGATATCATCTCCAGTAAGTATTGGCATGTTTCTCCTTAATCGTCTTGGAATTTATTGTCGCCCATTCCTGCAACTATTTTAGCTGCCATAGCTTTTCTTGCTGCTTTGCCAGTGGGAGGACTCTTCATTCCATTTTGTCCCTTCCCATTTACGATAGCCCAAGCAACAGCCCATGGATTACGAGCTTTAATTGCTTTAGTTAATTTTCTTAATTCACTTTCTTTTTCCTCATCAATCACTTCCTTGCTATCAGCGTCCATCATTTTTTCTTTAAGTTCTTTTATTTTTTCCCTTAATAGACTAACTCTGTGTAAAGATGCAGTATCCTCTCCGTCTTTATAATATACTAGGTCACTTTTATCTGGAACATTCATGTCTTCGTAACTTTGATTATGTCCTGCTTTTTTAATTGCTTCTGCAATTTCATCTACTTTCTCTTCGCCAGGACTTCCTTCCTTGAAGTTTTTATATCCCATCTTTTTTGCCTGTGCTGTTGCAACGGCATAAGGATTATCTACTTCTGCTTTTAATAATTTCTGAAGCCTTTCCAATGAAGAAACTTTACTTCTTTGAAACTCTGACTTCTTGCCAGGCTTTGTAAGTGCATCGTCTGAATGTCTGTTCCCTAAGTCCTGACCACCTTCATTTACATACCAATATGGTTTAGGATGGTCTGGGTCATATTCTGATACAGGAGTGTACCTTCCATCTTCAGGTTCTAGTTCACCAGGAAATCCCATTTCATCTAATAATTGATGATGTTGCTGTTCCCTTGATAATACATTTTGTAATGTTGCAAATCCCTTCCCTGATTTAAATGGGTCTTCTTGTTTCTTAACAAAGTTTACGAATGTATCTTTTAGACTTATGTCTCCATTCTTTTCCATCAATTGAATTTCAAAGCTAGGACCATCACAACCACAATCTTCAGGTTCTGATTTTTCTAAGTGTACTAAGCAACTTCCATCTACGCAGCTCTTGACTGCGGCGTGTTCAGATTTAATTAACTGGAAGCTTGCTTCTTGATTGACTCCTTTTTCACACACAGTGACTTCAGCTAGTTCCAAGTCATCCACTTGCATGTATTGACTCATTCCCTTTTGAATCTGTTGTGTCTTAGTTGCACTTCCTGCAATTGAGTAAGACCTTAGCTTACCTTCATCAATCTGTTGTTCAACTCTCTTTGATATCTTTGTGTCGGCTCTTAATTCTGTTATGAAATAAAGACCTGTATCGTCTACACCACTTTTAAAAACTTGACCACTCTTACTGATGTACGCAGGTAAAGCCCATCCCACCTGCACATCAGAATGTAGAACCATGGCATTTCGGGTTCTGAAGTTTTCCATATAAGCTTTGAAAGCTTTTCTTAAAGCGTCAGTTGTAATTAAATGTCCTTCCCTATCAACTACTTCAATAGATGCTGGACCTCCAAGAACCATCGGTTGATTATCTAGATTGTCTAGACTCATCTTTTTAACAGCTTCAGAATAAACTTTCTTATTTGGATAGGCTCTGAATAAAGTTAATATCTCTGCTGGTGATGCAATCTCTGCTAAAAATAAACGTTTATACTCTTCCAAAGCTGGCTGGATGTCTTTTATTGTGACTCTTCCATCCACTGCTTTTTCAAGCACGGTTATGTTTTCTTCTTCCTGAGCTGTAATCAGCCAGTCTGTTTTAGCAGTTGTCATTACCATTTTATTATCCTGTCGAGATAGCAGTTCCCATAACAATACCCTCGAAGGTCGTTGAGCTACCACTACCAATTACTGATACTTTTTTTCTAAAGTCTATTGGATGACTTGATTCAAATGATTCGCCTGCCGCCAATTTTAAACAATTAGCTGTAGCTTCTGCCTCTGCATCAAATGCAACGAACAGATTTTGTGAACCATGTGTGTTTTTAATTTTTATATATCTGACTACTGAAATAGGTGCAACGTGTCTTGACTTAGATAAGTCAGTTGTGCCTTCCCATTCATATCCATTTCCACCTGCGAGGTTTCCATCGATGTAATCTACTTTAGTTGAATTATCTCTAAAGTCATATGATAATGCATCCCACAACATATTGATGTTGTGTTGTGTGTTTGAACAGAACTTAACTCTGTATGACCGACTACTGTTTCCATCTGAATCAATAGCAGGAATTGCGTATGCAACATCTATTCTTTGATAGTCAGTTGTTAAGCTGACTGCATCTGATGTTACTAATACAGTTCCACTTGAGTCTGTGATTTGTATTACTGCATCTCCTGAAGCAGACGCACCTCTAACGTGACCTGATGCCACTAAATACATAGCTCCTGTTCCGTTACCACTAATATTAATGGCACTTCCAGTTGCTTCTGTTGTTACATAAAATCCTTCTTTGGCTGCAGAGTTAGCTGGGTTTGCTGTAAGTTCTGCTGAACCTAAGAGGGGAGCACCTGTTGTTCTTGATATAGCTGACCCATCTGCTGTAAATTCTGATATGGTTGCATTCTCTATTGACGGGTTTAAAATTCTGTTAAGACCAGGACTACCTGTTGTAGCTAGTTCCCAGTTTGATGTTGTGACTCCTCCCACGTCCAAGTTGTAATATGGACCTGCGTATATTTTCACTGCATCTGCTGCTGACGTTCCTACCGAGCCACTAAGTGCAACGTACCTATCAAAAGGCTGTACAGCAGTTCTAGTGCTAGGGTCGGACTGCCAAGTCCTCCAGTTCCTAGAGCTTGCAAAATCGTTTGTAAATGCCATGTGTTATATTCTCCTATTTATCTGTCCACATTAATATTCCTACGAAGCTGCCCAATACTGCAACCGTGTGAACTATTAATATTCCTGCTGTCATTAAGGCAGCTTTAGCTCCGTAGATTTTTGTTCGCCAGCTTTTTATTTCTTCTACTTCTTCATCTAACTTTTGGAGTCCCACCGTTAGGGACTCATTTAGATTTGTTTGACTTTCTATATACCTATCTAGGCGTTCCATGTATACAGCAAGCTGTACTTCTGTTTCAGTCTTAGTAGCTGGCATGAAAACTTATCTTCCGAGTACGAGTACTCTTACTGCGATACCACTAGCATCTGCTGTGTTACCTAATTCGTCTAAAGCTGCTCCGTCTGCCCCTGCTTCGTAGATTTCAAATTTTGAGTTAGTGTAGTCAAATTGAGTTACATAACCATCTGATTTCTGTGAAATAAGCACAATGAAGATTTCCTCTAAACCAAATTGTGTAGCTGTTATAGCTTCACCGTTTGAAGGATAAGAATCATCAAATGTAATATCTTTAATTGTGTATCTGATATCACCCATTACTCCCTGAACATCTCTTGAAGTTCCTGGATTTGTAATCGTTAATGCCATGAGTTAATTTCTCCTTTATTATTACCGTGGGGTGACTAGCGATTTAGCCACCCCACATAAAAACTGATTAGTTTATTATGAACTTAAGTCAGTTATTTTTGCTTGAGTAATGAAATTGTGACACCTCAACTCTGCCATAGTGTATAGTAATCCTCTTACTACTAGAGCGTTAGCTGCAAAGTAGTCTCTGTTTTCTATATACTGTGTAGGTTGTGCTACAGCAATTTCTAGGTAATCTGTGTCCAATACAAGAATGTTTGAACCGTTAACACTATCATCTGAACCGACAGATTTTACAACGTCAGCATCTGGTAGTATTGGAATACCTTGGTAAGTTGCGAGTACTAGACCAGTTCTAGTTCCTGGGAAAGTTCTTTCAGAACCCACACCAACTTGGAACTCTTCCTGTCCTAAGTATCTCTGTTGTGATTGTAGTAATCTCTCAAGTTTGAAGTATTGGTCGTGACCCAAAACGATTAGTTTTGGTTCTCCACCGTTAGTTCTTATTGATTGAATACAGTCATCAATTAGATTTAGAGATAAGTCTCTAATTGTACCACTGTTATGTTTTACAGTTCCAGCAGCAAAGTTTGCATCTCTATTACCAACTGTGATGTCGTATACACCTACTCCACCGTTTCCAGCGAAGTTAGAGTTACTGTGAATGTGACCACCCACAGAAGCGTTATCATCGTTTACGATATCTTCAATTGATGTTAGACCTGCTCTCTTTGTTACTACTAGACCATCACCGTCAGCTGCGTTTGCGTCAAACGCTGCGTGTGTGATAGCACCTGTAGAAGTGTTTACAGCAGTTACTGCTTTACCAGCAGTGTTAATGTAGTCAGTCGCTGATACGTCATAAAGGGCAACTTCGTCACCAATCTTTATGCTACTTGCAACTGAGGCTGGCACAGTAGTTGAACCTGAACCACCAGCAGATGCGATGAATCCAGAACCAGCTAATAGCTCTTCGTTAATTTCCTTAACGTGGTCGAGCTGTGCATTTTCGTTTTCCAACGCCAACACATCACCAACTCCACCTTCTAGTTGTGCAGTGAATACTGATTTCACTGACGCACCGAAAGTAGTTGATACGATTCTAGGTAAACTAGAAACGTTCTCAATTTGTGATACGTCTACTGTTGGGATAGCACCAGTTTCAGTTACAGGTCTTGACCTGCCACTTCCTCTGTCGCTTCTTATTCTCCAACCAGCAGTGTTACCCCAAACGTTTCTTGGGATAGCGTTGAAAAATCGAGTTTGGTTATTCAATGCGTGCCATACTTTCCTACCATAAGTAGTATTGAAAATACCTGTCGCAGTGTCAACCGTGAAATAAGTTTGTTTCTGTAAGTATTCAGGACCGAATACAGACGAGTACAAACCTCTTTGTGACTGAGAGATAAACTCAGTTAAAGATGGATTTGACATAACTTAATTTCTCCTCTTTCTTTCGTTTATAGTTAATTACTTGTTTATCCAAGAAGTTCTCTTGGTACACCGTCAGTGTCTCCACTTTCGATTTTGTGTTGGATGTCTCTTAATTGTTTGTAAGAGAGACCAGATAGTTGGTCTACAGTGTCACCTGAATTTTGGCTCTTCACGATAGGTGTTGAACCATCAGTTCCTAGAGCACTAGGAGTGTCTGGTGTGAATACTTGTGGTCTTTGCAAACCATTTTCTTCCCTGAATCCCATTTTTCTTAGTCTTGCTTCAGTTTCAGTTTGGACAGCTCCTTCGAGTTGCTTCTTCAATGATTCAATTTCTTTTTTCATGTTTTCCATTTCGTCATCGTCTTCGCCCTTGTCCATTTTTTCTGAATCTTCATCGTCATCGTCAGCTTTTTCCATTTCGTCTTTGTCGTCATCAGCTTTCATTTTCATTTTTTCTGAGTCGTCATCGTCTCCATGTGCAGCTTTCATTTTCATTTTTTCAGTATCATCATCGTCTTCTTCTTTTTTCAAAGAGTCTTCTGATGCCTGAATGTAATTCTGTTGTTCTTCTATGTCAGAAGTAGGAGAGACAGGCTTGTCTGTATCCTGTGGTCCTGGTGCAGTAGCCTTTGCAGGTCTGCCTTTTGAACCATCGGTGTCAAGTCCTAACTTGTTGTCAGGGTCTTCCTTCTTGAGGTTAGATAGAACCATAGAAGTAATAGATTTTGCTAACTCATCGTGAGCTGCTTTTTCCATTGCTTTTTCGTTTTCTTCTTCCTCAGCTTCTTCTGCCTTAGAAAGTCTTTCGTCCATCTTCTGGAGTACTTCGGCAACAGCACCCATTGCGAGGGTGTTACCCTCTAGTTGCTTTTTTATGTCTTCAATTTCGTTTGACATTTTATTACCATTCCTTACTTAGGTTTTTTGAATTTCTTCGACCAATCCAATCCACGCTGATTGCGTGGTTGGTCTTAGCCATCCGACCCCACAATGCTTTGTGATTTAGAAAATTATAAATAATTTATATTTATCTAATTTATTATACGAATTAAACCTAAAATTTTTACAGAAAGCGTATTTAGTTATTCGCTTTCTATTTTAGATTGGACACCATTTGCTTCAAAGGAAAGCATATCATTACGAAAATCATAGAGTGGTACCTGAATTAGCTTCTTCAATTTCTCCAATTGATTGCCTTCAGGCATAGAGGCTTCTACTAAATCTAATACTTTACCTACCATTCTAGAGTGAGTTGCAATAATATATTCCTGTTCTGGTGTTACTTTACTTATGTCTACCATAACTACTCCTTAAATTCCGAAAGACTTTGGAAAGTGTTTACTAAAAATTTTGCTGAACTCTTCATCAAATGTTTTAGTTAAGAACCCTGTCCCACCACCAGCACTTACTTGACGATATGTATACCAACCTGAACCTAAGTCAAGTGGTCGCATATCTTGGTAAGTCTTAGTATGTGCCTTTACGGATACTGTTTTTCCTGACGGGAGTTTTCTTTGGTGTCGAGGGATTGGTGATTCGTAAGGTCCTTGAAACTTTCTTGATTCTTTTTGACCTCCGTCTATCTTGTCAGCATACTCAGCATCATATGAAATAGAAAAGCCTCCACCTGAAAGGGGAGTGTATTTGCCAGATGCTTTTAGATTCCCAGTCTTTCCGACAGGACATCTTTCTTGTGTTAGTCTGAATATTTCTTTACCCATAGTATCGACAATTCTTTTTAATTCCCTGTCGAGACCTGT